TGTTTTTTGGGAGTGAATAGTATACCCCAAGCAAGCAATCATGTCTACTATCGCAATCGTTTCATCTTCTAACCTCGACATCAACAAGCTCTCATTCGGAGACATCCGCCTCAACAAAGCAGGTGGCAAGTCAGTTCCCTTGAAGTACAATGGTCAACCTCTTCAGATTCGCCTCGAGAAGTCTGTCTACCCTATGGGCGTCAATGTCAAGGAAACTGACAATGGAACCACCTACACAATGAGCCTTACACTCAAAGGCTGCGATGCACATGCCAAGGAGCGTGCTGGAGCTGAAGCAGGATCCACTGGCGTTCTCTACAACTTCCTACACGACCTTCAAACCAAGATACTCGACACAGCTGAGTCTAGCAGTGTGAAGTGGTTCGGTAAGGCTCGATCTCGTCCCGTTTTGGAAGAGATGATGAAGAAGTCTATCAGTCCAAGTGTTGAGAAAATCAACGGAGAGTGGGTGGCCTCGGGCAAGTATCCACCCAGCTTGAAGATGAAAGTTCCAGTCTACGATGGCCGTGTCGCAATGGATGTTGCAGACGGACAAGGCAAAGCAGTTGAAGTCACAACCGAGAACATTCAACAAGTGTTTCCCAAGCGAGTGGAAGCCAGCATCGTAGTCAGTCCAAGCATCTATGTCTCGGGTCAAGGATTCGGTGTGACCTGGAGAGTCAGCTATGCACGCGTTGCACCTCCACAGCGCACAACTGCAGCTCAAATCTTCGCAGATGAGATTGAGCAAGAAGTTAAGGCTGAACCTCTTCCAGAGGAGGAACAACAAGAGGAACAAGAGGAGGTGACGGTTGCGTATGTGGAGACTCCATCGGCTCCTCCTGTAACACCTGTGACATCTCCTGCACCACAGGTTGCTCCTGCTGCTCCTGCGAAGAATCGTCGTCGTGTCGCTGTAGCCTAGACCAAACACTTGAGTCTAGTGGTGGATGATGTAGTTTAAAATCAAAATCCACAAAGAATGTTTTTTCCTTGTCCGGGAAGTCCAAGTACTGTGGTATAGACTTGCAAGTTGGAAGCCGTTGTAACGATTTGCGACCACACTCAGTGCAGGTATAGACAATCGGACGAATGACTAACATACTCGGTGTCACAATGCGTACAGGTCCACACAAGCAGTGCTCTAAGAAGCGTTCAGGGGTGGTCCATTCTTCATTCACATATCGGTCAAACACATGTCGAGGGAGTTTCGACCAGAGTTCATCTTCTTCCGTCCATCCAGGTTCTTGAAGCAAGGTTCCAAACTCGGACTCGTGAAACCATAACACTCGCATGTCTGCATGGTCTTGAAGTGAATGCTCTGCACATCCGACTCGTTCCAAGGAATCGTTGTATAACCAATACACATCTGCGTGGTCATACGAAGGGTCTCGTGTTCCGCGATAGACTTCTTGTCCGTCCATCATCCAGGTATCTGCTACGACATCCAAATCATTTTCGGTGATGTCGGAGGAAATGTTCGTGTATAAGAACTCGGGGTGTAGCCGTGAAAACATTATTGAATCGTCAGTTTACGCAAATGAAACTGAAACGCAGACATCGTGACGACAGACCGTCTTGGTTGCGGAACGAGATAACTCGTGGCGTTTGCGTCGTCCCTCGGCTGCTTGAAGAGTGGTTGAACACTCGTCCATGTCTTTTTGAATGTCATCGTAGTGGGTTTCAAGGTAATCTAGAATCTCGTCCTGTATCGCCCACTCGAAGAAACTGAGTTGTCCTACGGTGGTATTCAGCTCCATGAACTGAATGCGTTTCCAACGACAGAACGGGTCAAACATCTTTTTGCTGTACGCTTTGAGATGTGCTTTATAGGCGAGATACACGATGACATGTCGTCCAGTCTTGGTGACAAAGGAAATGTTATGCTTCTTTGCATAGTTGGTCACGAGCCAGTCAATGAGTCGTAAACTAATCTTAGACTCGCCTGAGAGAATGGTCTTCACCCGAGCGAGTACTTCAGGATTACTATAGAATCCCGCGAGTCGATGTAGTACGAGTTGATCTTTGCTTTGAATCTCCATAGTGGGTTTAGTTGCGCTCATTGAAAATGCCTTTTATATATAATGTCGGCAATGTATCTTTCATCCGTCGGAGCAGACCTAGATCAGATTGAACCTCATACACGCGAACTAGGAAAAGCCGTAAACGAAATGCAGCAAAAACTTACGACTGAAGTGCGAGTGTTGGAAGGCACTGAAATTGAATCGTATCTTGCAGTGAGACTGGCTCTTGAAAACGAACTTTCAACGACGAAGCTTACAGAAGAACAATGGAAGAGCGCCTTACTGAATGGTTGCTCGACAACCGACCCTATACAGGACTCAAACGAAGAGTCCGAGAGTTTATCGCGTTTTGCAGGACTCTTGAACCACGATTGCAGTTTCGTCTTCTTAAGCAACAGGTCTACGCCCTCGTCGAACGACTCATGCTCGGGGAAGTCGGACGATTGTGGATGCGAGACCGATGTTACGAGCGTGTATTGCGAATGTATGGAGCGAACGACCAGCGGACAGAGGCCTGGCACGCCAAACGAAGTGAAATGATTACTGCTTCGGAAGTCTATGGAGTCTTCGGGTCTGAATCTGCACGACGAGAAGTGATGATGCGAAAGTTGGAACCCAAACCTCCTGGCGAAGGAAATGCGGTGCCTGCATTGTTATGGGGTACACGCTTCGAGCCCGTTGCAAAGAAGATTTACGAAGAGCGAACCAAGTGCACGATTACCGATGTCTCGTGCGTCCAGCATCCACGCTACACATTTCTAGGCGCATCACCCGATGGATTGATTGTTCCGAACAGCGATGACCCAAAACGATATGGTCGTCTGGTCGAATTCAAATGTCCTATCAGCCGTGCAATGAAAGCCGAGATTCCACCTGGATACATTCACCAGATGCAAATGCAGATGGAATGCACAGGGATTGACGAGTGTGAGTATGTCGAGTTCCGATTCAAGCAAGTGAATTATTCGGAATGGGTCCGAAGTACTGAACAGAAAGGTATGTTTACAGTCTACGAAGATGGTAAGGTCGTCTACGATAAAGACATCTACGAAGATACGACACAAGTCATCTATTGGTTACTAAACTCCATCAAAGAGGACTTTGTACCCAAGGACCCAGAATGGTTGCCTAAACATTTGGAAGGGTTGACACAGTTCTGGAATGAAGTGTTGGAGCATCGCAAACAGGGAACACTACCACCCAAACCCGAAGAGAAGAAGATAGCGAGTTTGGACCTCTAGGAAATCATTTTAACAACGATTACACTATAACCGTATGTCCATTATAAGTCAAACAACGGATTCAACCTATTGGGATGGCGACTATAGTCGCTGTCGTGTTGGAGGAACGATTGAATCCTGTATACGCGAAACCATCCAAAACCATAGCTTACCTATTTCAGTGATCATCCCTAAATCGGATGGATTCATCGGAGACATTGAATATACTCGCTTATGCAATGAGTTTGGAAGGTTCACCAATGCAATCACGTCTGAATTGAGATATTCCACACTTGAATCACTCCGAAAGAGTTATTCGTATCCAATCATTGGGGCATTGTGTTCACGACAAGTAGACAGAACGAACTTGGTCTTACTTCCACTGGATGACGAAACATGCCGCATTGGACTTGACGGTGTTCTTTCTGGAATTCCAAAGACTTCGTGGGCAGATAAGAAGCCGATTGTTTTTTGGCGTGGGGGATCCAGTGGGTTGGACAGACCTTCATTGCGAACTCGTGTTGCATCCGAGCTATTGGATCATCCGAATACGGATGTTAGAATTACTCCATGGGGAAACTGGGAAAACGAGCAATCGATTCCAACTGAACTGTTTGCACCACGATGTTCATTAGAGGAGCACTTCAAGTACAAGTACATCCTGATTGTCGATGGCAACTGTATTGCATCCAACCATCAATGGGTCTTTGGTTCGGGTTCGGTTCCTATCATGATCACACATCCAGACAACAAGTTCTGGTTTCAAAAGTATCTTAAACCGATGGTCAACTATGTCCCTATCAAATACGACCTATCCGATCTCAAAGAGAAAGTTGATTGGCTCGTGAGTCACGATGAAGAAGCAAAGCAAATTGCCGACAATGCTCTTGCGTTTTCAAGAACTGTCTTCTCTCCCGAGTTTCAGAAACGGTACATCAAGTCTGCCATTTCAGGCATACTTTACAACACGCAGTCAGACCTCGTGGTAAACTACATTACCATGGCGTCTACACCCAGTGATATCAACGAACATCTTGAAACATTGTACAACTACGCAAAACAATGCACTCGTATCGTCGAATGCGGTGTTCGCGAGATCGTTAGTTCATATGCATTTGCGAGTGCGATGATCGGTAAACCAAACCACTCCTTCACAATGATTGATTTATACGAGTCCACAAAAATGAAACCCTTCCTTGAAATGTGTAAGGCAGAAGGTATCAACGCATCGTTTATAGAGGGAAGTGATACACAGTGCAGACCCATCCAAACAGAATTGCTATTCATAGACACATGGCACATCTATGGGCATCTTAAACGCGAGCTTGCTCATTGGCATGCGTCGGTTCAAAAGTATATCATTTTACACGACACGACTGTAGATGCAGTCTATGGAGAATCCATACGAGGTAATGCAAACATCCGTGCTCAAAGCATCGAATCGGGTTATCCAGAAGAAGAAATTCGTAAGGGATTGTGGCCAGCGGTTACAGAGTTCCTAGCGGTTCATCCAGAGTGGCGTCTTGAAAAGCGTTATACTCATAATAATGGTCTTACAATATTAGCCCGAAACAGTGGCACCACTTCGACCTAGGACTTGCGAACTTCCGATTCCATTCGTCAATCGTGTATTGACTGCCCATACTCATATTGCACCGACTACAAATCG